ATGTCATGGACCTCAACGCACGTTTTGCGACCTACCGGGCGGCTATAGATTACAACATAGACCCCAAGGATGCAGCGCGCCTTGCTCTGGACTCGTCACTGAACCTTACACGTCGTGGTGAGATGGCACGCGGTCTCGACCTCATCTTCCCGTTCTTCGGCGCTGGCGTTGAAAGTACCCGTAAAACCCTGCGTATTGCTTCGAACCCCAGAGCATTTACCAAGGTGTTCGGCGGGATGATCGCCATTGGTGTGATGGAGTCCATCTGGAATGCGATGCAGGCCGGTGATTCTGATGATGACGGGCAAGAGGACCATCTTGACCAAGACCTTGGTGCGGGCCTGCGCGCAAGCCGCTTTATCATCTATTTCGGTGACGGTCCGGACGATTACATCAAGGTGCCAATCGATCCGATGCTAGGTTACTTTAAGTTCGTTGGTAACAAGATTGGCGACGTGATGGCTGGAGCCATAGCGCCTTCCGAAGCAACCACAGGGCTTGTGTCCGGCTTTACCAGCCTCATGCTGCCTACGCGTATCCCCGGTACGGATGTCCAGTCTGTTGGGATAGCGCTCACGCCGCTGATTGGTAAGCCTTTCATGGAAAATATAATCAACCGGAACTTCTTCGGGTCGCCCATTTACAAGGGACGCACGTTTGATAGCGCACCACGCTCTGAGCTTGGGCGTGAAACCACAGGAGACTTCTGGAAGGGCTTGGCTAAGACGCTCAACTCAGTAACTGGCGGCTCCGCAGCAGTCAGCGGGGGCGTGGACTTCCAGCCTGAGGTGTATCGCCACTTTATCGAGAGCTATTTTGGTGGGCCTTACCAGCTTGCCAAGCAGATGGTTGGCATCAAGGAAGCCGAGGGTATGGCTGACATTCCGGGTATCAAGAGCTTCGTGGGCACCGGGTCTGAATACGCGCCGCAAACAAAATATTATGAAAACTCCGGCACTGTCCGGCAGATCATGAACCGTCTCAGCAAGCTGACGCCAGAGCAGCAAATGGCCCAAGGCGCTGAGTTCTACATGGACACCGACCCGCGTATCATGGACGCATACAAGGCTGTCGAAGCCAAGCTTGACCGGATCAACAAAGAGCAGAAGGCATCCATGGCTTCGGCCAAGACGGATGACGACGAGAAAGTTGTGTTGGATTACTACCGTGCACAGAAGAACGATTACTACTCAGCCTTCAACTTCGTGTATAATGCGGTGAAGAAGGGCGAATAAAAAACCCCCGGCTGAGTGAGCAGCCGAGGGTTCGGGAGTGGGGCAAGTATCGGGGAAGGAGCAACTTCCGACGTCTTGCTAACTATTATATTACTCACATCCGCCAGACACGTAAACCCCTAATATTTTCCTCGATGACCACTTTTGTCAATACCTTGACCCTCAGGCGCTCGGTGACCACCATTAGTTGTGTTTTGGCGCGATCTGGGTCTAGGCACGGGAAGAAGACGGAGGTCCCCTTTTTGAACCCCCGCCAGTTAATTTCGTAGGTTACACCCTCAATCAGCATCTGCCACTTCGGTACCACCGTACTGCGTGGTATCTACGAACTCGTCATCAATCTTAAACCACAAGCAGTGAATTGGTTCCCCGCTAATTGCCGTCCCTTTGGATAGGCGGATGGGTTTCTTCTCGATGATGCGCCCCTCGGTTTCCAGCTTCTTGACGGTCTCAAGGTAGTTGATTTGGAACTTGACGCAGTAATCCTTGAACGACTTAGCGATGATGAACATACGCTTGGTGTCTGGCTCGATGCGTACCAGCAACTCACCCCTCGGTTCGCGCAGTGGGGCTGCTTGCATATGGGTGCGACGGTCAACTTCCCCATTAACAACGAGAATATTCTGGATGTTGCGGTAGAGATAGTCCGCCACCGTTTGACGCACGTCGTCCACTGGGGTCACGCCATTGCGCCGTAGGTCATCAATCAGGCCACACGCATACAGGTAGATGCGGTCCATATCCCAGTCCATGATCCCACACTCGGTAGCAACAAGACCGCCTGCGATATTGGCTGCCGTCGTTGCAGACCAGAAGCGTTCCTTTGGTTCAAGCCCAAGCTCACGGTCAATCTTCTCTTGTAGGTTATCGCACCTGCGCTGGATGCGCTCCATGTTCTCAAGCACATACCGCGTAAAATGCACCCCAGCATGGCCATAGTTGTGGAGTAAGTCGCGGTCGAACATCTGTTTGGCCCCAGCCGTGTTAAGCGCCTCCACCTTGTTGATGGGGTACTCGATCAGGCGCATGAGTTCGCCTTCTGGGTTGTTCTTGATGACCGATAGCTTTTCCGAAAACGAGGCATTTGATGTAGATACAGTAATTGACTGCCACGTGGTGTTGTTCTCACGAAGCTCGTTGGTACCAGCCTGCATACGCTCCTTACCCTTACCGTTAGACAAGGCGTACAGGAACTCGGAATATTCTATCGGAGTCATGTTGGTCAGTTCGTCCATCGTCGGCGGAATATTGTTAAGTATACCTACCCACTGCAAACGCCCATTGAGCGTGTCATTCTGCTTCAAGCGCATTTCTTTGGGGTGGCCGTAGACGCTGTTCACCATATTAAGGATGGTGGTCTTACCCGTGCCGGAACGCGGATTGAACAAGTTGATGACCGCTCCTGTCTGGTCTAGGAAGCGCAGCAGCGGAGAGCCAAAGGCACTGAGTGCGGCAAAGGCGTGAGGTTCAAGACCCGGTGTGTTGTAAAGCGCCCAGATTTCCTTCCAGCGTTCGAACGAGCCAACTGCTCCCATGAACTTGGCAAGCGGTCTCGTGGTCTTAGATGGCGGTGAGTACGCAATCCCATCAACGCTGATCTCTTGGCTGCCGATGATAAACTTGCTGCTGTTGTCGGCCCAACCAAATTGCTGACGCATGATTTGCTCCTTGTACTTAATCTGGAGGTCCTTGAGCATAAGTGCCGTGAACTCCAACAGATGTGCTTGCTTCTTACCAGTGCTGATGACGCCCTTAGAACTAAGCACTTTGCGTAGTTCCGTTGGGTCGAGCACATGCTTGAGCGGGGAAATAAATTCCTTGGTGTTGTTGTGGGGAAGGTGCAACCGGAACAGCACGACGTTCCCCTCAATACTATCATCCATAATCTTCACCGGATAAAGGTCGTACTCATAGACCTGCACCGGCATAGCCTCATCATCTTCAGCCTTCTTGCTTGGCTCCCACCAGATACCGCCCCCGTCACCCCTGTAATAGGGCTTGGGATATTTCGGCACGGTGAAGGCTTCTACTTCGCCTTCCTCTGTCTCCACCTCGACTATGTCGGTCGTGGCCTCCTTGATCTGCCTACCTAAGTCCTTTGGCCCCATGATCTTGCCAAAGTGCGGACAACCTTCGCATATCTCTGGGTTGACGCTCTTGAACTTGGCGCAGCTAGTCGCCTTCCGGATGGTAGCTACCTTGCTCTCAACCGTCTCTGGGTCATAGTCTGGGTAGCCATTCGACATCATGTGGACTGCCTTGTCAGCATCCTCGCACATTGCAGCTACGGACAGTGCATAGAACCACTCGTAATAACTAATGGTGGCCCGGTTCTTATAGGCGTGCAGAAGCTGGTTACAGCCGTCTCCCTTGGCTGTGCGCTGCATGATACGCGTAAAGCTGTAGCCAATGCCGTTGTACATTGCGAGTTCGCGGGGACTGGCTTCATAGTTGTCGTCGAAGATAGACCGCTTAGGCTTATCCACCACACCGAGTATGCGCCGGAAGTCATCCAGCGTTGTTGGCTTACCAACTGCTATTATGCTTACAGGCCGTGGCGTCTCTTCTTTGAAGTTATAAGTGCCCGGTATGCGCAAAACACGCGCTGCCTCAAACACCTTGTCGTCCACGTAGAAGTTCTGGGTACGGCATATATCCTTGAGGCGCTCAGCCACAGGCTCCCATTCGGCCCGCGTGATCTCTTCTTCCAGCGACCAGTAAACATGCAGCCCACCGCCTGAGTTAACCAGCGTGGGTTTTGGTAACCCGACGACGGAACAAAACTCCTTAAGCGCCTGCAAACCAGCGGCCTGATTGATATACCCATCTGGCCTACCCGTCTCCGGATTGACCTGTACCTTGGCTTCCCCGCAGTCAATGTCCAACCAGAAAGCCTTAAGCGCTCTGACATTTTCCTTGGTGCGGTTATCCTCCGTTGCGTACTTGGCTACCCCGAAGAAGACATTGCGGCCCTCTGCGACATATTGCTCTGCCAGTTCGTCAACTTCCCTTCGTGTGGAAACTAACCCCTGCCGGACGTCACGTGGCCCCTTAATACCAAGCACAGCAAACCAACCAGTGGCTGGCTGTACAATGTCTAGGAGGTCTACGTTCTCCATCAAATGCTCTCCGTTGCGAGCAGCGCTCGCTAATAGTTTATAATTGTACCGAGGATCAGGTGTTGGTTTGTGTAAGCTCTTCGATCATCCGGCGCATAGATGTAGCGCAATACACCTGCGGCTCGGACCTACCGCTAAACCAACTATAAACCGTCTGACGGGTAACCCCGAGGTTACGAGCCACTTGCGACACCGAGATGTCGTGCTTGATACACAAGCGTCCAAGTTGGACTCCTACGAGATTACCGTCAGCGCTGTTAATCGCCTCGGCTACACGGATGGTGTAACCCTGCATCATTTAACCCTCATCATCATCGAGCCAGTCACCAAGAACTTCGTTCAGTTCAGCCTTGGGAGCAGCAGGAGTTTCTTTCTTGGTGGTACGCTTGACCGGAGCTTCTTCAATCTCGTCGTCGTCATCACCAAAGGGGTTAGCAACCGGAGCAGCAGGAGCCGCAGCGATAGCAGCCACAGGTTCCGGAGCCGCAATAGCCTTGGCTCCATCTACAGCCGCAGCCGTCATCTTGAGGTAACGATCCGTGGTAGGGTCCTTCTGCGCAGCGTCTACGAGAGCAACCTCTGCGGGTAACAAATAGTTCGTTGCCTTGAAACCCACCTTGGCGGTATCAACTTGGGTGTCATATATGAGGCTGGTCACGACCGTATCGGGCGCTGCATTGTTGGCGAGTAGAAACTTTTTATAGTTTTCGAAGCCATATACATTGCCACCGATGTCTCTGAACAGAGACTGTCCGGGGATCGTGATCTGGTAGACACTACCCGATGGATCACCAGCGACAAGCACAGCCAGACGACGCTCATAGCGGCAAGCCTTACCCCGACCGTCAGAGCCGGAACCTTTCACGTTCTTGGGGCATTCCATACAGGACTTAGCTTGCGGAGCTTTGGCGGTGGCTTCTGGCTTCACGCCGTCGTTCGACCAGCAGTCAGGCAGAGTTTGCTTGGCGGTCTTATCATAGGCACCGACATAGAACTTGCGTGATGGCTCAAGCAGCCAATCGACGATGATGACGTCAAGCTGCTTCTCAACAGCCTTACCGATTTCTTCACCATTGATAACGCGCTTGAAGACGCGTCCGTTGCTGATCTTAATGCGGCGCGAAGTAATACCGCTACCACCCATGCGATCCATGCGGCCCGACTCACGCCGGACAAAGCCGCCATCAGCAGGCTGGTCAAAAATAGTTATCTCGTTCACTTAATCTCTCCTTCTTTAATTGCGTGCTGGATACGTACCGTACCCCAGAAAATACCTTCGACGAATATCTGCCGAGCGGACTTGTCATCGTCATTTACAGGCGTCAGGTCGGGTTGGGAGATAATATCCTCGGCCAAAGCTAGAAGAAAGTCTTTCTCCCCGTCATCTAGCTCTTCCCATGGGCGCTGCCAGTAAGCTGGTGTGCCTTCATCAGACCACCTTTGGGTAGCTTCATGCGCTGCCCGCGTAATATCTTCTATACCATTCATAGCTTGCTCCTTACTTCTCTGTCGGTTTCCGAACATGGACTACGTACTTGTTATCGACCTGTAGGCCGACCGGGAGGATGTCTGGATTGTCCTCCATGAACTGCTTGACGTTACCATTGTGCAGGCGCTTCTCAAGCAGAAATGGCACGTTATGTTCTTCGATAAACTTATACATCTGCTCCCAGTCGGTCGTCCAGTATCTGGACTGAACGCGCCTTGATAGGGTGCCAGCAGGTGTACGGATGCTATCAACATTCTGGTCGTTGCAAAAGTCCAGAAGCTCTCTGGACACAAGCTCCAGCTTTTCCTTAAGGTCTGCAACCTTAGCTTCGAACACTTCTTCCTCTTCTGCGATGGCCGCACGAATTTTGCGGTACGCAGCGACAAGCTTCTCTACGGGTAGTTTATCAGTCATGGTTTGCTCCTTCGTTTTGTGTGCCGACCCCCATCTTAACCTGTCTATTCAGGTCCGCCTTTTTTATCAGCGCCGTCGCAAGGGGATCGACACAATCTCCCAGTATACCTCACACTATACAGTGTCAAGTTCTTGTTTGTATAAATCGATAATTTTCTGGTGATTGTCGATGTTGCCCCGCAACATGCCGTACAACCGCTCTTCCACTGGGCTGCCCTTGATGTGCACCACGGTCATGGCGTTCTTCTGTCCAGCACGGTCGATACGGGCGTTTGCCTGTAGGTAGGTTTCCACGCTCGTTGTGGGTGCGTACCAGATTATGGTGTCGGCTGCCGTCAAAGTCAGACCATGGCTTGCTGCCTTGGGCTGGATGAGCAGGACACGTGGGTTTGGCTCACGCTGAAACTTATCGACGATATCGCTGCGCCTGTTGACTGGCACCTTACCGTTGATAACGTCGCAGCTAATCCCTTCCTTCTCCATGCGGGCACGCAATAGCTCAATGGTATGGGTGAACGGCACAAAGACCAGTACCTTATGGCTTGCTTCCTCGATGACTTCCAACACCACGTTCATGCGGTTGGACACGTCGAACTCTAGGACTTCTCCAGTATCCGTATAGACTGCACCCCCGCTGATCTGGAGCAGCTTGTTGAGCTTAATCGCAGCGTTAATCGCGCTGACCTCTTCACCGCTGGCTTCGAACAGCAACTGGTTCTTAAGCTCGTTATAATATTTGCGTTGCTGCGGGGTAAGGGGTGCTTCGCGCTCGATGTGCGTTACAAGCGGTAGGTCCAAGCAATCTTTCTTCTCAAACCGGATGGCTGGCTGCAACACCTTATGGACGATTGCCTGCGCATTGCTCTTGGGCGTCCACTTAAACTGGGTCACCTTACGCATCACGCTGTCACGGAAGACGCCGTAATATTTGGGGCATCCCGGCAGGTCCATCATGCGAGCCAGACCATAGGCATCCACCGGAGACTGCGCTGCTGGCGTACCTGTTAGCATCCATAGGCGCGGGCTAGTGTCAAGTACCAAACGGTTTAATATCTTCCAGCGGTTGGTTGTGGGATTCTTGTAGGCGTTAGCCTCGTCGATCACGATCAGGTCGAAGCCGCCCTTGGCGATAGCATCCTTGACCACAGCCAGCCCATCAAAGTTAAGGATGACGAACTCAGCCCCAGCGTTGATAATCTTCTCTCGCTGCTTGGCTGCACCATGCGCCACGCTGCACGAACGGTGCATGGCAAACTTAAACAAGTCCTGCTGCCACGCTGACTTCATGATCGAGAGCGGGCATAGTACCAGCACGCGCTTTATCAAGCCACGGTTCATGAGATAGTCGGCTGCCCAGATGACGCTGGCTGTCTTACCTGTGCCCTGCTCGTTGAAGCAGAACGCCCGCTTGCGGATGGAGAGGAAGGACGCCGTGGTCTTCTGGTGTTTGAATGGCTCGAACTTACCAGTCCACTGATAGGATTTGAGCATGGGTGAGGGAGTATCTGCGAAGCCAAGCTGCGCTAGGATTTCAGTCTCGGTCTGCCCCCATCTTACAAGCACGCCCTCCTCAACCTCGGCACTCTTATGGATGTTATCCGTGACCACAGACGGGTCGAGAACCTTCAGAAGAAGGGCTTTGTTTTCAACGATTTGCACCAGTTTGCTCCTTGGTGTTTACTTTTTGCGTTCGCGCTTACTTGTCTCACTTACGAGGTTACCCTTGCTGTCCCGCTTGAACGAGCGGTTAGCAGATTTGCTAACAAGACGAAGACCGTCCTTGATCGAGCCACCCTTATCAATGGCTTTCACATGGCCAGCATCTTTGCCGTCACCCTTCTTGGCTTTGCCAGCCTTCACCAGCTTAGCACGGGCTGTATTGCGCTGTGCTCGGTTCTTCTTCTGCTGCTCGGTACCTTGGTACTTATCGTATTCAGTGCGGTAGTCTCGTGCCATCACTTCCTCCTTGGCTTCCAATGCTCACATGAAGTAACCGGACACCACCCACATAGCGGCCCCGACTTGGGGTTAAATACACCATTATCCATAGCCGCGTCGAGGTTATAAAGTTGTTCATCGAACACGGACATATATGTATCGAGGTGCTCCCGCTTGTGCGTCTTCTTCGGAAACTCTTGGCTAACCACATATGCCAAAGCAGACTTGATGGTCTCCAGTTCGGGGTGCTTGATGAACAAGGCCCCAGCCATCAGGTCTAGCTGCTTCATGTCGGCGTACTTGGCGTTCTTTCCAGTCTTATAATCAACCATCCAGCCCTTGGTGCCATCGACAATCAGTAAGTCCACGATGCCCCGATACCAAACATCCTTGGCGAAGAATGTCGTAGAGACAAAGCCATCATCCGTCTTGGCGACACCTAGCCGTAACTCGGTGTGCTTCTTCCCTTGTTTAGCAGCCAGCGGCTCCACGATAGGGCGCATGAAAGCAAACTTATCAGGGATGGGCTTACCATCTCGAACAAATTCTTCTGCTGCTAGGTGTACAGCAGTACCATAGTCCGCCTCGGGGCCGGGTACGTCCTTGACGTCCTTCGCAATCTTGAGGTGGAAATATTTCTTCGGGCACTGCTCGAAGGTTTTGATACTACTGTACGACCATGCTGGCATTATTTTTTGGCTTTCGTGAACCGACCTTTGGTATCACGTGTATCATTCTTACTGGCTTCAGCCAAGGCTGCTTTCGTTACTTGCAGTTCCTTACTAAGCAGCTTGATCTCGCGCTCGTTTTCCTTGATGGTGAAACGCAGCTTCACCATTTGCTTTGATTGACTGCCCAGTAGTTCGTCATAAACCTTAACGCTATGACGAAGTTCACGCACTTCACCCCATGGATTAAATATACTCATAGTCTTTCTCCTACCTTACGGTTCCTTGGAGCCGGTCTGCGACCAGCTTTGCATAGCCCGCGATATCCACCCAGCTATCTATATGGTTTGGGTCACCATTTAGAATACGTCCTATCTTGGTAAAAATCATATCCAATGCTTCAGCTTGGTCGGCATCAAAGGTCTTGTTGTTCTGCCCAGCAAACTGGTGAGCCACTGCCTTAAGCCGCTGCGTAACCTTCGACATCGTGAGAAAACTACCGTAGTTGGTAGCCCGTTCGTCAAGGATTGCGTCTACATCACCGACTTCCGGCTCAGACAAGCACTCTCTGGTACAGGGCATACCAAGCACTGCTTCCGCCTCTGCTTCTGCCCTCCAGTCTTCGATCATCTCTTTGACCTTTTTGTTGTGCTCTGTGGCAGTCTGTCGCACCGTTTCTACCGGTTCCTCTACACCCTCGGCCAACCGCTTCTTTAGCATGTGCACATAGCTTAGGCTTACACCAAGCTGTTCACGTATGTCCTTAGTAGAGTGACCTTTTTGCAGCAGCTTCAAAACTGCCTCTGCTTTAGTCATTTTCAAATTTACCGGTGCTTTAGTCATTTCAAATTTCCTCCGCTCTTCAGGATGTCACCACCAAACACATACGTGCCTACATGGTATAACTGGATGAATGGGTGGGCGTGTATCTTGCCACCGTGGGTCCGCCACAACTCGCAGAAATGATAGTCTTCGCTTAGCAGTGCACCGCCTTCGTCGATGGATGTAGCAAAGAACTCATGAGTCAAAGGTTTGGCGTATTCGCCTGTCTCTGGGTCTTTGAACGACGATACGCGATAGGTTGGGACGTGGGGTATAAGATGCTCGAACACTCCCCGCTTGATAAGCATGAAGCCTGTGCCGCCATGCCGCACTTCGATGCAGCCTTCCTCGTCTGTGTGTACGTCGCTATTGCCTATCATGTTGAACACGAATGCTCCGGCATGGTCCGCAAGGTCCGTCTTACCTTCAAGGGCAGCACGGTTGACGCTATCCCAGTTCACTTCCTTCTTAGGGTAGATGCCACATGCAATGTCCTTGTCGGCCAGCAGAAGGTGCGCGATAGCCTCCCCGTCGAAGCCAATGTCAGCGTCGATGAACATCAGGTAATCGTGGTCGCTCTCAAGGAATACCCGTGCCAGTTCGTTACGGGCACGGGTGATGAGGCTCTCGTTCATAATCTGACACCACGCTACGTTGACGCCGACTTCCCGCATCTTAGCTATGGTCATTAATAAGCCTTGCACATAGTGTCCTGTGCACATGCCACCGTACATAGGGGTGGCAATCATAATGCTTGGGCGTTTCTCTTCAGTCATTTGCTTTTGCTTTCTTTAGTTTTCTATATCGGCATTCCACGGAAGCAATCGTAAGCCCCATTTGTTCTGCCATATATGCTGGTCTTAGGCCGTGTTGATAATATTCCAGCAACTGTGCGTCCTTCTCAGGTGTCCACTTGCGCGCACCCCGTTTTACAATTGGCACTACTTACCTCCTCGGAATCGGCCTTTGGAGTCGCGGTCCGTAAGTTTGTGCAGTTCAGCATTGAGCCGCTCGTTCTCGCGCTTAATACCTTCGATAGATACAAAGTTGCGTATCAACGCCACCAAATACCCAAGCACAAACAGTCCGATAAAAATAAAAATCAATAGCCAATCCATTTCTACTCTCCTTTCTTACGTACTACTAACTGGTATCCAACGTGGACAATCTCCACTTCCTCTGCGAACAGGTTAACGAAGGCGTCGATGGCTGCTTTAGGGCGATGCAGGATATCCCGTGCGTTCGGTGTCCATAGGTAATCGTCGAACACCATCAGCCCCTTGGGGCTTAGCAGTGGCCAAGCCATGCAAGCATCGGTCAGTACATCCTTAGCGATGTGGCTTCCGTCGATATATATGAAGTGGAACTCGTGTAGACGCTCAGGCCAGTCGTGGGCTTTGCTCAGGTACATAGCCAGCATATCTACCGACGAACCCTTGAGCCTCTTAACATCACGGCCAAAAAACTTCTCCCATACCACTGCTCGGTTATGGATAAACCGCTTCTCGACCTCGGACATATCCTCTTCACCATGCTCTTCGCCGCCTCCCCATGTGTCAATGCACCCTAGCCAATCGTTCTCGACCATCATATTCTCGACGATCCAAGTCATGCTACGGCCCTCGAAGGAACCAATCTCAAGAAAATTACGTTTACCGGGTTCTCCCGGTAGGTGCGGGATAAGCTGCTCCCATACCTGCGGTGCCCACTGGAACCAGTCCTTGGTGAATTGATACTCGCTCATGCGTTAGTCTCCATTACTGCGCTATAATCAAACTGCTCAGTGCAATCCTTAATGCTCACCATCTCATCGCCAAAGGTTTCAACTTCAGCGTTGTAGGTGTAGACTTTCTTTGGCACGCGCAGGTTATTCTCTGCAAACTGGATACCCTTCTCGGTTGCACGCCAGTGACCCGAATGTTTCTTTGTTGGGTCATCTTCGTTAGCCATGCGCTCGACAAGCCCCCACCAACGCAGGGTCGGCAACTGGTTAGACCGCACAAGCCAGCGTGGTCCTTGCTTAGGCACATCCACCCATGAACCATCGGCACTCATATGCGCCAGCCAAACAAGCGATTTCGCCATGGTTTCGTTGAGAGTGCGAGCATAGATGCGGCCCCACCGATCACAGCAGGGGCAGTGGCCACCGTCACCTTCAATTACCTGCCTCCATCCGGCACGAAGCCGCTGCATAAATTCGTTGTCATCAGTCATGCGGCCTTCCCTTCATATTCAGATAGCGTTTTAAACTGGATGTACTCGCCACCCTTGTGCTGAAAAATGCACATGACGAACCTATCTTCGGGCGGTTCGTGCACCTCACTATAGAAGTGTAGGGCTACGCCTGTACGCCTACTGGATGGATTGCGGCTCATGTCCCTGTCTTGGGTAACAAGCTCCCCTGCCACCGTAGTATGGGTTCCCTTTTCAGCGTCCTCTACACGCTCAAAGACCTCGA